TTTCCATCTTCAATGGCTTTTCGAGTAAATACATTCCACATATACTCTTCACCTGTTTTCTTGGCTTCTTGGCTTCCTTTTACAAGTCCATTTAAAAAACTATCATAATGAACAACTGTTCCATTACACCATAAGAACCCATTTTTATCAAAATCAATCGCAGGATAAACAGCTGCAGTTACCCATTCCTTGATTTGTCGTCTTGAATCAGGAGTTTTAGTATTTAACTCAGATTCAAAGTCATCAAGGATAATACCAGTATAACGAGTAGATAATTGTTTTTTACCCCTAAGTCTTTGAGATGTTCCCTTTCCAATCATTCTACATCCATTCTTTAGAGTAAATTCATCTTTAGTCCATTTATCTCCTTCCAAGTCTCCAAAGTAATAATGAATAGCTGGATTTGAATATATATGATTTGCAATCCAACCTAAGTTATCACGAGCCTGGTCTTGCGCTTCTCCAATCCAAGCAATAAACTCTGGCTTATCTTTGGTTGCAAATAAAAAACGATGCAAAACTGCTGTTGATGCTAATGTTGATTTTGCATGGTCACGAGGTAAAACTAGAGCTAACTGTTGAATATCTTTATTTAAGAGCATTTTTCCAACATCAACATGAAAGTCTGGTGTTTCACTTGCTAAAAAATCTTGAGGGGAAAATAATTTTCCAAATGTAATTAAGTTTGAATACGCTAATTGTAATGTCTCTTCATTCTTTGAAACATTACCATTCAGGTTTAGATTTGCCATTTATATATTTGTTAATTCAAAATGCGGTAAGTCATCAAAGCCATTATCTTCAAGGTCAGTGTTTTGATTCCAATCACCACCCCATCTAAGGCCAATACCCTTTGCTTTGGCAATTCCCATCACCATTCCAGCAAAATAGGTCATTCTTTCTCTATCATCCCAATCAATTGGATATGGACATACATCAGCAGCATTTGAAGGATTTGCGTTATGACGACCTTTTGGCCATACAGCTTTTGAATTTCCAGATGCAACTACCTTGTTCTGGTCTTCTTCACCCCGATGTCCACATATTACTGAACAATCAAAGTGTTTAATGACTTCATTGAATATTTCTTGTAAGTCTTCGTTGCATGTTGCTAATCTTCGTTTTGAGCTTTTTCCAAATTTTGGCATTTTCTATCCTTTTAATTTCATCAATAAATCATCCAACATATTTTGTTGTCCACCAATTCCACTTCCAACTGATGCAAAACCACCCTGTGTTCCAGGATAATATAATTTCTTTGCTGCTTCTCCACCTTGACCACCGCCACCTGCAAATTCAGTGGGTGCATACATTGGAGTTTCTTGATAGTACCCTTCTCCTGTTTCTCCTTGTAATTGGCCTTCCATTTCACCAGTTTGTAAATTTGAAGGGTCTTCTAATCCAGCCATCATATTTGACCACCACCCTCCCAATTCATTTGACCAACCTTCACTTGTCCAGAACTGGTCAACAAGTCCTCCGAAAATTGAATCAGAATTAGTAATACTATTAATTCCACCTTCTTGATTAATTTGATTTTGCATATAAGGAGGTAAATCATTAAATATATTCCAATAATCATCTGATGTAAATCCTACAGGAGGGTCTTCAGGAGGAGTATAAGGTCCAGAATCAACTGGAGTAATTCCTTCTTGTCCAAATCCAGGGCCTCCGTACCCCCCAGGTCCAGTTGAGCCACCAGGCTCTCCTTCTCCACCTCCTTCACTCCAATGACCACCCCATCCCTCACCTCCCATAATTTGCTGTCCACCACCAGTGAATGATTTAGATAACGGATTGCTTATACCAGGATTGCTTGGTTGGTTCATATTATTAATATTTTTGTTGGTATTATTCATACCTTGCGTTAAAAAACTTGTAAATGGTTTAAATCTTGGTGGCATTATGCTTTTCCTTGTATTGAATTCTCGCCATAAATATACACAATATTATCATTTAAATCAAATTCACTCTTGCATTTGGGACATATCCACCCATGAACCTCTCGGTGTGAGTCCAAAAGTCCAATTCTTTTTGTGAATTCCTCGCTAAGATATAGGTCTGATTCACAGATTGGGCAAGGGTCCTTTAAGATTTCACTCTGATTCTTCTTCTTTGTGTGCGATAAGCTCTGTTTTGTTGCCGCCATTAAGTGCCTCCATTTGTTCTGATGTAAAACCTGACCATACAGTTAACTGCTCCTGCTTTGTATCTGTGTCAAATAACCCTGAAATCTTGGATAATGACTCCAATGAACGTAATTTATCAGAATCTTTATCCGCAATCTCTGCAAGGTTCTTATACCTGGATATAATCCAATTATTAGAAACATCTTCTTCTTGAAGCACTTTCTTGATTTCCTCTTTGACCATCTTCTTAACCTCATCTTTTTTCATTAATTTATTGGCTGAGTTGGCAATGTATTCACTACTCTTTGAATTCTTGAATACTTTTGCGTATGCCTCGGAAATATCTTTTCCCCCAGCCACATATCTTGCAAAAACGAACTCTTTTGGATTAAGTCCGTCCTTTTTATATCTTTTGAACGAATCATACGTTCTTGAAAATGTATATATATTCTGTGCAATTCCGTCTTCACCAAGCATTTTGGCGTTTAAATTGTCCACCCTGAAGGTTCCAATCACCGTTCTTACACAACGTGTATACTTATCCGAAGCATGAATCTTCAAAGAATAGCATTTAAGTATCTGACAGACGTTTTCATCATCAGTCAATACCCATTCACCCTCTTTTGCCTCTCTCCAAGTATTGTTCAAGGCAACATCAGGATGATGAATGCGAAATTCTTGCACCGAATCGTATAAATAATGCTTTTTTCCCTTAACTTCTTTAAAATCCATGCTATTTAGACAAACTTCCCATATATTTAGAAATAAGTTGTCCTAACATAGTTCCTTGGTCAGGACTTTCAACAGGAATTCCCCAAGGTTGACCTAAATAAGTCATTTGATTTTGCTCTTTTAATTTTTTATGAGTCACATCATATGGAACTTCTTGCATATCAGAACTAAGAGGCCTACTATGTGAAGTAGAGGCAAATGGGTTTATAGGTAATCCATGCATTTCATACGATGTTGCAACGCCAGGGACTAGATATTCTTGTCCACCATGCTCAACACCTTGAGACCATACATTCCTATTATCAATATTTACCAAAGGATGCTCTTCTCCTCTTTTAAACCAAGGGTATTTTCTTAATTCTTGTAATAATTGTTCTTTAATCATTCCATAATATAATACCAATTTTGTTTTTAAAAAAATTTGTACTAATTTATGGCTCACATAAATGGTTTGGTTTAATACTTATTGCGTTTATGTTGAAAAGTGGTCACAATAAGGGGAGAATCAAAGCCACAGTCCAACTCGAAGACAATTGAGGACGATTCTAGGGGAATAACCCGAAACTGATGATTGTCCGTGATTAATACTTATTCATAATAATCATATCCAATGGCAGCATGGCTCCGAAGAAGCAAAGTTGCAAAGGATTCTGAGTGCTCTATCTATATGGTAGGGGTAATATCTCTCTATCCTTTCAACAACATCCACCAAAGAAGCAATTATATAATAATAAAGAAAAAGAAGTTAAAGTTATAAAAAATAGAAAAATAATATTAGAATGCGTGAGAGTCTTTTTCTTACTCACCCACCCCATTGAATTGCCCCTATTGGGTTGAAATTAGGTTGAAATCCAGCATATTATAATTTTAATTGAATTTTATATTATTTATCTAAAAAGGAAACGCCCCAGTAATAAACTGAGGCGCTTTATTGGTAGGATATTGAGGTTGCGAGTGTTGGCTTATTGACAAGCTTTAATAAATCTATCCTTATCAAACCTTTCATTATTCTTCTTGAACATAATAACGAAGTCATTAACTAGACTATCTTTGACTAACATATCTATAGTATCAAGGTATTCACCTTCTAAATTGATTGTCATCTTATTACTTGTATTATCTTTTATTATACTTGCTATCTGTATATAATCTTTTTTAGTCATTATTACACCCCCACTTTAGATTTAAAGTTATAACCAAATAATCTTTTAATAAGCGCATATAACTTAGATAATAAACCCTTATTATAGTGCCTTTGTTTATTCTCAAGTATATTTATTTTATCCTCAAGTATTCTGTACTCATCATTATGCTCACCTGTAGTTATATAGTCATCTGGATTAATCTTATCATTTATCATCTCATCAATATCATCAGATGTACAATAATCTTTATAATCAAGGGCATTGTCTATTTCATTTTCAACATCAACTCTTGCAAATTTATCCTCTAAATCATACTCAACGTCTTTGAGTCTTTCTTTTAGGTCTTTAAGCTGTAACAAGTCTTTCAATGCTTCTTGAATGTCGTCAGAGTGTAACTTTTCAAGCATTTTTTCAGCTTCATTAACTCTTTCAATTAAATCATCACTTGACTTTTCAACCCTTTCATTTATTAGCTTTTCAAGATACCTTTGAGGCATTACAATTTGCGCACAATCAGTATTAATAATATCAAGTTTACTTTGTAGGCTTTCATTCTTTTTATACATTGAATCAAGTCTTATTTTATAGCTTTTTAAACTTTCTTCCAACTCATCAACTTTAGTCACTCTTGTTGCTTCTGTTGGTGCTTCTGCTCCGATAACATCTAACAAGCTTTCTTTCTTTGCTGGTGCTTTCTTTTCAATTGTTGTATTTTCAGTTATTGTAGTCATTTTATTTTTTCCTTTATTTATTCTTGTCAACACTTAAATCTACACATTATATTTATATATACAAATAATATTTTATTATTTTTATGTTGCTTTATTATTTATTGTTATTTAGTTTTAATTGTTGATTTATTGAATTAATTAAGGAAAATAAAAAATGAAACAGAATATAAATGAATATCAATTTGAAAGGGCTTTTAATGAGTGTAGACCTAATAATTTCAGTTATGCAGGGTTAAGAGCCCTTTTTGATTATTTAGAACAATATGAAGAAGAAACTGGTGAAGAACTTGGTGGAGAGGAAAGCCTTGGCGCTGAAGAAGAACTTAGTGACGAAGAGTTTGAACTATAAAGAGGGATTGATGAAGTTTGAAAAAATTGCGACAGAAATCGGTAAACTTGTAGACGAAAAAGACAGAGCATACGGAAGCTCATTTTTAAAATCAGAAAAAA